CAGCTCAGTAATACCGAGTGTAGGATTGCTCTTTTTCAGCTCCATCACACGGCGGCAAATCTCAGTGAACATCTCATTTTTGAGCTTGTTTCGGCAAGGATGCCCCTTCAAAAGTTCAGAGACAACGATGGAAGCTCTTTTCTCAGAGACATAGAACCGCGGTGCAGGCATATTGACTACCGTTTGGTAGACAGTCTGCATCTCGATGTGCGAACAATTGGCAATATAGTTATCATAAGCCTTCATCAAGTCGCGCACACGTTCGTCAGCATATTCCATTTTTGCGCCAAAGTGCTTCATTACTTGGGTATTAGTACGCTTAAAATTACTCATTCGGCGTGGATAAAGATAAACCTCGACGCCGCTAACAGCTATGTATATTTGTGCCAATAGGAATTAACAACTACGTATTATGGCTGAAAGTGAAGCAGTTAAAAGCAAGCGAGACCAAATGCTCGAGCGCATGAAGGGCAAATATCCTGGCAAGGAGTTCGCCGACGACGAGGCATTATACGGTCAGATAAATGATGATTACGACAGTTACGACAAGGAGCTGTCCGGATATAAGGAACGCGAAAACGCATTCTCCGACCTGTTTACCAAGGACAAGAGAAGCGCAGCATTCCTCACCGCATGGCGCAATGGCGGCGACCCGGTTGTCGAGCTGGTGAGAAATTTCGGTCAGGACATTGTGCAGAGTCTGCAAGACCCAGACAAGCAGGATGCACTTGCCGACGCACAGAAGGAATACCTCGACAGGGTATCTAAGTCCGATAAGCTAAACAAGGAGTTTGACCAGAACTTCCCCGAGTCACTCGCCCTTATGGATAAGATTCAGGAGGAGGACGGTGTGCCACCCGAGACGATGGACAAAGCCTTTGAGTTCCTCATGCAGCTCTCTCACGATGCACTCGTGGGTAAGTTCAGCGAGGAGACCATTCGTGCAGCACTCAAATCGGTCAACTACGACACAGACGTTGAGGATGCAGGCGCAGCAGGCGAAGTGAGAGGCCGCAATCAGAAGATTCAGGAGAAGCTCCGCAAGTCACACGCCAGCGACGGCACAGCGACCCTCGACGGCAAGAACGCCGACGGCACTCAGCAGAGACGACAGCCGGACTTCAACTCAGGTGGCAGCATCTGGGAGAGAGGCGGCATGAGCCGAACCAAACGCAACAACTAATTTATTAATTCTAATATTTGAGTAAATGATGATGAAAAGTATCAAGAACCTTGGTAAGATGCTGACGAGCTTAGCACTTACATTGGTGTGCGCACTCATCGGAGCTTCATCCGGAGTGATGATGGCTGACGCTACACCGACCAGCATGCCCGACGGCGGTGTAACATTGTCGGGCGAGAATGGCGATTCCAACAACCCTAATGGTGGTATCGCTACCGAGAGTACAGGCCGTGAGGTGACCGACCCGAACTTCTATCTGAACGATGTCGACAAACGTATCATCAAGATACGCCCAATGTCAACACCTATCGACCAGATTAGCCGTTACGCCAAGTCATCCAACACCGACTCAATGATTGTGAAGTACTACACTGTAGGTACTCGCGAAATCAAGTGTGTAACAAATGCAGAGGTAGCTAAGCAGACAAGCGGTGCATCAGTAGCTCTCCCAGTGTCAGACCCGAACATGTTTACCCTCGATGATACAATTCGTGTGGTAGGTGTGAAGGCAGTCTACAAGGAGAACGGCAGCAAGTACGACGAGTCAACAGAGGTTGTTCCTGACCTCGTGCTCTGTGTATGTGGTAAGGACCCATCAACCAACGTTCCTACCGTGTACGCCGTTAATGGTGAGCTCGACGCATCAACAAAGCAGGCTATCTACGTTCCGGCAATCCCGAAGGGTACAACCCTCATCCGCATGGGTAAGGCCTGCGGTGAGCTCGACGTACAGACAGGTCGTTTCAACAACAACCCGACACCCGAGGAGCAGTACTGTCAGAACTTCATGATCCAGGTAGAGCAGTCTACATTTGACAAGATTGCCGCTAAGGAGGTAGACTGGAAGTTCAGCGACCTCGAGGAGGATGCAGTATACGACATGCGACTCGCAACAGAGAACACCTTCCTCTTCGGCGATAAGAGAAAAATCAAACACCCATCAAAGGACGGTATGCTCACATGGTTCACCGGTGGTATCTGGTACATGGCAGGCAAGGACATCGAGGTTGGCGAGTGGGATGCAGACAAGAAGGTTGCTGTTATCTCTGACGAGAATCTCGTTGACATCGCTAAGGACTTGTTCGTTGGTACAGGCGTAGGCAACAAGCGCAAGGTATTGCTTTGCGGCTCTGACATGCTTGCAGCCTTCTCAAAGATTAAGTCTGAGAAGTTCCGTCTGAAGGACGTTGTCGACGTTTGGGATTTGAAGTTCAAGAGCTGGGACACAGACTTCGGTGAGATTCTGACAATCCATCACGAGCTGTTTGACCTCAACGGCATGTCCGATTGTGGCTTCGCTCTCGATCCAGAGTATCTCCAGAAGAAGACACACATCAGCTGGACACGCAACATCCTCGACTTGAAGACAGCAGGTGTACGCAACACCGAGGCAGCAGTCCTTCAGGAGGTATCATGCTTGTATCTGCGCTACGCTAAGGCTCACGCACGCTTGCGTCTTGCACAGGCTCCGGCAGAGGCAGCAGCTGAGGCATAGTGTAAAAACTGAGAATTAATAAGAAGTATAACCAAGGGTGGGTGGCAAGTAACCACCTACCCTTTTATTTTTAAATATCATGTCTACAAAAACATACAAATCAGGAACGTGCCTCCACATCAACGTATATAACGCAGCAAAGAAGGCAAACATCCACGTATCATTCGACCCAATCTCAGGCGGTGGCAGCAGCTATACCACCGATAAAGAGGATATTCAGAAGGCACTCGAGACGCACAGAGGCTTCGGCAAGCTCTTCGCATTGATTAAGACAGAGGAACCAGCAGCGGCAAAGACAGAGGGCACAGACGAGACAGCAGCGCCCGAGGCTGAGGCAGAGACTCAGACAGTGGAGACCAAGACAGAGATTGAGGTATCTGACTTCGCAGAGGCGAGAGACCTCCTTGCTGACAAGTTCGGCATCAGCCGCACAGCACTCCGCAGCAAGGCGGCAGTAGCCAAGGCAGCCGAGCAATACAACATTGAGTTTATCTATAAATCTGAGTAAGGATGGAGGCAGACAACAAACTCCTTGTAATGCTCATTATCCTTTTCGGCATCTATGTAGAGGTATTGCTGATGATATTCGCAGACCTTTGGAGCGGCGTCAGGAAGGCTAAGCGACGTGGGGAACTACGTACCTCAACAGGTTACAAGCGCACCATCGACAAGATTGCACGATACTTCAACGCACTAATAGCGCTGACAATCATTGACGCGATGCAAGCGTCAGCGATATGGTACCTTGATACCTACTATGGTTACGCCATCCCGGTCATACCTATTGTATCAGTAATCGGAGCGATAGGCATCTCACTCGTTGAGATAAAGAGCATATTCGAGAATGGCAGCGACGACGAGAAGCACCAAGCCGAAGAGGCGGCGAAGCTCGGCATCGAGATTGCCAAGAACATTAAGAACCCGGAGGAGATTGGCAATGCCGTTCTGAAATACCTTAAACTTACGGAGGAAGAAAACCATGAAAGCAAGTGATAAGCTATTATCAGTGATCAGGACATTCGAGGGCTTGAACCTCTCGGCATATAAGTGTCCGGCAGGAGTATGGACGATTGGCTATGGCCATACCAAGGGCGTGAAGCCCGGGCAGATGGTGACGATAGCACGTGCAGAAGAGCTCTTGGAGGAGGACTTGAAGGTCAGCGAGAAATACGTTGACTCCCTCGGGCTGAAACTAACACAAGGACAATTCGACGCACTTGTGGACTTTTCATTCAACCTCGGCAGCGGCAAGCTGGCGGCTTCTACCCTACTGAAGAAGATACGCAAGGGCGCAGATGCCGAGTCTATCCAGAGCGAATTTAAGAAATGGGTGTACTCGGGCAGCAAGGTAATGCCAGGCCTCGTACGCCGCAGAGAGTGGGAAGCATACAGATGGACCGCAGAAGACTAATTATTCTCTTGTTCATAGTAATACTGTTCGTATCGTGCCGGAGCGTGAAGTACGTTCCGGTCGAGCGAACGGTCACAAGGACAGAGACCACGGTAGATACGATTGTGGAGTACAAGATTGTGCAGAGCCGCGACAGCGTGGCGACACAAGACACAGCCTCGTATCTTGCCAACGATTACTGCTACTCATGGGCAGTGATAAGAGACGGAGTGCTGCATCACTCCCTCGTGACGTTCCCGAAGGTGATACTCATCGACGTGCCTAAGACGGTGATAGAGACGACAGTCAGTGAGCCTAAGATAGTCACCGTGGAGCGAGAGAAGACATTCTGGGAGAAAGCAGAGCTGACAATGCTGAGGCTATGGTTCGTGCTCTCCCTTATAGCGATGGGCGGCTACGCTGCTTATCGACTGATAAAACGATACAAGAATAAGGAGTAACAATGTTAGAGAAAGTAAAGGCAGGACGAATATTGCGTGACGTGCGTGTTGCAATCGACATGAATTGCAAATCATCACCACTCACCGAGCTGGGAGACACAGACGCTCTCGGCGTGGACGACATTATAGCATCGAAGATTGTGGACGGCATAACAGCCGTGGAGCGCAAGGCGCCACTATGGATGCTCGATGCTACAAAGAGCGTGGACGACGCAACGATAACATGGAACAGCATAAGACCATGGGGCTCTATATCCCTTCCGGAAGACTTCCTCCGACTTGTGAAGTTCAGAATGAGCGACTGGGATGCGGAGGTGACAGACCCCATCGACAGAAACTCACCTCTATATATACAGCAGAAATCGAAGTATGTGTGCGGCAATCCAGAGAGACCGGTGTGCGCCATCGTGCGCGACTCGACAGGCCATCGACTGGAGTTCTACAGCTGCAAC